CGGTGTTATGCCCCACTTTCCGGCTTGGGTGAAAGAATGGCGAGGGCCTTCCGGGTTTCCCCTGCACCCTGCACGCCGGGTTTTCACCGGATATTGGCGATTTGGCCTACCGCTGGCCTAGCGGATGATCGCCAATGGTTGAAAGGCTCATTCGGCTGGAAACTCGGTTCCGTTCTAGACCGGAACAGTGCCGGGTTGCCAAGGTTACGGGTGTGGAAGCACCCTCCCGACCTCGCAATAGCCCTAGAAGCCATTGCCGTTATAGCGCACCTGAGTTTCCATGCGAATGGACGCAAAAAAGGCCGGAATCCTCACGGAGCCGGGCCTTCTGAATTTTGGACGCAACTTTCCTGCCCCACCATCATGCCAGATTCACACCCTTGCGTCAAGCGTTTCAATACAATCCCCTTTTCGGCAATTCCCGCTCCAAAATACCAAGGGCTTCGTAATACACATCCTCCACATTCAGCCTTTGGAACCGCCATACAGCCGCTAGGTTGAAATGCCCGATTGCCGCCTGTAGGTGAGGGTCAAGCCCGGAGATGATCGCGTCAACGGCCTCTGCGGCGGTCTGGTCTATGGATTCGTACCAGTCCTCAACATAACGCTTACCTGCCCCGATAATGGCTAGGGATTTTTTGGGGTATCCCAAAGCCTCGTCATCCCGGAGCATGTACGACTTCCACACGGCGAGGTAGTAGGCAACACGGTCGTTTTTAGCCTGTGGCTTTGCCATAAATCCGCTCTCCGATGGTTTCAATCATCTGTTTTTCCAGCCAATTCAGGCGCTTGTCATCCGCACTCACCACCAGGATGCGTTGCTCATGCCATCCTGCGGCTTTAATTTCGTGCAAATCCTCATCAGATAACTTTGACCGGATGAGCCTGGCGAAAGGGGAACGAGGGGTCATGCGGCCTCGCGTTGTTTCTCAAGTTCCCGCGCCATGCGGGAAAACTCGGTTTTCATAACCTTCAATTCCTCAATAGTCCACTTTGCTGGTTCGTGGGGGCCTTCCAGCCATTCCACGGTCTTTATCCCTTCGCGCTCGATCAATCCGGCCCGGTACATCACCAAATTCCCAGATTTGTGGGCATTGCATACGGAGCATTGCTTGTGGATATTCAGGGGTTCAAACCTCAATGCAGGATGCCCTCCCGCGCTCATGTAGTGGCCTGCATCCCATTGGGCGGCTTTCCATGTACCACAGGATATGCATGGCTTGTCGGAATCTCTGAGGCGCACATAACGATTCACGGCTACCTGAACATCCTTTAGCCAGTCCCGGCGCGTCTTGAGCCTTTCCTTGGCCTCCCGGCGGGTTTTGCGCTCTAAATCCCTCTGTTGCTTCCAGAATTTGGCGGATTCTTTTTGGGCGTCTTTTAGGGCACATTCGAATGAGCAGAGATATTGCAGGGGACGGACAGGGATATAGGGTTGACGGCATACCCGACATTTTTTGGGCTTCGTCAAGCTACTTGCCTCGTCTCGTCAGACCACTTAACCCCGCGTTCACTCCCAAACGCCTGGATAAGCTCGCACAAATCCGAAAATTGCCGCTTGGTCATCTGGCTCGTTCTCTGTCCTAACGCGACGAATCCGGTCCCCTCAAGGTTCGGAACTACCTCGCACTTGATGAGGGCGGCGGAGAAAATGTCCTTCCAGTCAGTAGGCGTGAGTTTCTTCCCGTACCATTCAACCTGCTGGCTTATATCGGTCAATAAGGCCCATAGGAGCGAGTTTTGCATTGTTGTGCGGGTTTGTTCCTTCACTTCCACGCAATAACCATCAGGAGCATCCTGAACGGCTTGGATAGCTCTTTGACGGGCGATAGGGTGCGAGAGGATGAAGGTTCGGCGCACTATTCCCCCCTCCCCATCGTTATCCCCGCCAGCTTGCAATGGGCGTTACGAGCCTTCACCGCCAGCGAGAGTGTGGGGTAATAGCCCAGATGAGTGCGGGCAATCCTTACGCGCCAAACCCGGCGTTTCTTGTCCCATGAGATGTACTTGCGGGGCTTGGGCGTGATAAAGGCTTGCCGGAGAGAAGCCTCTTTGGGATCGTCGGCGTAGTCCTTGGCGGGGCCAGTGGGGGCGTTGATCGGGCCGCAAAGGTTAATGGTTGCAATCGGGTACAGCTTCCCGTAATGGGGGCTGTAAATCGGTTCGGGTTCGTCAAAATTGGCGTTACATAACGGAACAGGGACGGGTTCGTCATAATCCCGGAACATCCCAGAGAAGAATGATTTAATTCGTTGGAGCATCTTCAACCCCCTTTTTCCCGGCCTCGAATCCGGTTACGAAGTCCTTGCAATAAACCACCTTGAGCGTGGGGAAGTGTTCACGGAACATATCCACGATTGCGGCGACATTGGGGGCGAGTTGGCGGTTGCGTTGTTCAGGCGACATGATTTTTCTCCTGCTTTCTGGCGAGGAGAACATCCAGCCAGTCTCCGGTCAGCTTCGGGACATGAACCGTGACGCTCAAACCTTCCAAAGACAATCGGTTGGCTGCGGCGAAAGCCGCTTTCTGCCCCGCAAAATTGAGATCGTTGTCAGCGAATATCGAGATTCTTTTCGCGCCCTTCGGGGGAATGAAAGACTCCACTCCGCCAGACGAGATGCAGGACCACACAGGTAGCCCTGAAAGTTCGTGGGCCGCGATAGCGGTTTCAATTCCTTCCGCGATACCCAAGTGGTCATCGAAAGGGAATAATCGAATAGCGCCCCCTGTAATCGTTCTACCGGGCATCACTTTTTTGGGTTGAGGTACGGGAGCCTTATTCCCGTCCTTGAGGTAGGTCCGATGAATGGACAGCCCAACGCCATCATGGGAGGTTATGGTTGCCAGCATGGTGGGAAAAATACCAATAGTTTCGCTTCCTTCCCGATATACCAATCCGGGATGAATCCTCAATGCCATGAAGCCGTCGGTAATGTTTAGCCCCCTTCCTCTGAGGTAACGGGAAGCCTCATCGTTTCCGGTTGTGGGTTGCCCCTCGGCCCAGGTTGACTTGAGTCGTTCAATCTTCGTTTCTTCGGTTATTCGTGAAACATTCTTGACCTGCGGAACGCTTCCTGACATGGATTGAATCTCCTTAGCGGCTTCCTTGAAACTCCACCCCTTGAGCTTCATCACCAAATCCACTCCATTCCCTGCCCCGCATCCTGAGCAGTAGAAAGTCCCTTTCCCGTTCTTGTTGTCGAACCTGAATCTGTCCTTCCCTCCACACACAGGACAGGGACAGTGTTTCCCGGAGAGGGTTTTTTCTGATAGCCCGAAGGCGCTCAAAATCCCCACCCACCTACCGGCTGCGAGTTCGTGGACGCTAGGCAGCATTTTTGATCCCCTTCGCGTAGCGAATCATTTTGGAAGTGATCCAGTTCAAAATCTCCGGTGAAGGCTCTTTGGTTTCGTATCTCATCCCTACAGGCCAGACCCCGAAGTAATCGCGGTAATTGTTCGCCACCCACCCGTCTTTGTAGCCTCGCTTATGCATGATCGCGAGCAGTTCCGAGTACACGGCCTGCTTGTCCTCTCGTTTGGCTTTCTTGCGCTTGACTGCTACCAAATCACCAGAGATATTCACAACATCGGATTTTCTTTCGGGCGCGAAACCACACTTCGGGCAAGCATGAATCCCGACTGGTTTCATGTACGAACAAGAGGGGCATTTCTTCGGCAGTTTTTCTTCGGGTTTCGAGGCTTGCGAAACCTTTGGCTTTCCATCGTCCAGGTTGAGGGGTAGATCGTCCGTGGGGTATCCCAAGTGAGCAGAACTCCCAGAATGATCTAGGACAATCCCTCGGGTTTTGCCATCGTAGGGGCGCAAGATTCTCCCAACCATCTGGACCCATCTAATCAGGCTTTTCGTGGGCCGGGCGAGGATCATCACTTCACATGCGGGAAAATCCCATCCCTCGCACAGAATCCCGACATTGGAAATAACCTTGGTTTGACCTGATTCCACCCTACCAAGAATTGCCCTTCGCTCGGCCTCCTCGGTGTAGCAGTCCATGTGTTCGGCAGGTATGCCGGATGCGTTGAATGTTTCGACAATGTGCTGACTGTGGGCGATGTTCGTAGCGAAGCAAACCGTGGGTTTGTCGTTCGCCAGCTTTTCCCAGTGGGAAACAATATCCCCAATGAGCGTCGGTTTATCCACGGCCTTGGCGAGTTCCTTCTCGGAGTAATCCATCTCCCCGAAGGCGTTTTTCTGGACACGAACCCCGGTCAGGTCCGGTTCCGATGGGGCGAAGATTTCCACATCCACCAAGAATCCAAGTTCGATCAAGTCGGCAATCGTGGAGGCCACCACCATGGTCTGGAAAAGGGGCTGATCGCCTAGCTCGAAATACCCCTTGCCCATACCCTTGGCGAAGGGGGTCGCGGTCAGTCCCAGAATGGGGGTAGCGGAGTATTGAAAAATCAGCTTTCGATAGTCCTTCGATCCGGCGCAAGCGTGGGCTTCGTCAATCACCAACAGGTCAACTGGCGGCAATCCCCTACGGGCCACGGTCTGGATTGAACACACCAAAACGGGTCGGTCTATGGCGTGGGAATTGTTGCCCTGGATCACCCCATGCCGGATGCCGGACTCGTTCAGGCGCCGGGAGGTTTGTTCCACCAAGCCAATCCGGTTGGCGATGAATGCCACCCGCTTGCCCCTAGCCAGTGCGCTCTTGATGATCTCAATGCCGATCACTGTCTTGCCTGCCCCGGTCGGCGCGTAGATCACTTGGCGCAGGTTTCCGGCGGCAAATTGACGCCGAGCATTCTGGATCGCTTCGGTTTGATATTCGCGGAGTTTCATCAAAAGCCCCCCGCCAAGGATTCGGGTTTCCCTATCGTGCCTGTAGTTAACATTTCCTCTGCTTGGCTAGGGGAATCTAGGTTTACCGAAGGTGAAGATGAAGATGAAGATGAAGGGGTTTTGTAATCCTTGGGATTTTGCTTAAGGGTAAATCCAAGGGTAATCAAATCAAAATGGTTAAGGGTAAACCATTCACTAGAGATGCGTTTAGATGCTAACTTTTCATGCGCTTTCATTTCAGACATCCCCATGTCCTCAACCTGAATGCAGTCCAACATTTCCAGCGCATCAGGTTTGTGTTGTTGTCTGAGCTTATATAGGCGGTTGATTGGATTTATGGCAATTCCGATCTTAATAGCACCATCGCTGGCTCTCCGTACAGCATAGAGATAGCCGGGCTTGTTGTATCCATGCGTCAGTTTCGGATTACCACCCTCTCCACCGGCAGTCGCACGAATCATACGCAGGCGCTCATCCTTAACCATGCGCCGACTAAAAATAGCTCCTTGCTCGTTTCTGGAAAAAACAGCCGATTGCTCAAGCTCATTCAATAGCTTTTGGACAACGACTGGAGATTCCCCAACTGTTCGTGCGATCTGTTGTGTAGTCATAGGACACCCGTTAATTGATAGCACTCCGTACTCGTCTGACTCGTGTGCTACGCACATCAACTCAATCCATAGCCCCCTGGCCTGAAGGGAGCAGACGGACAGCGCGGGGTCTTTGCGCCAGTCGGCGGGATAGAATTGAAACGAGGGACGCTTCATGCGGCAATCTCCAAAAACCTCTGGCGCTTGCCATCCTTGTGTCTGATGTTAAATACTGGCTTTAAACGAGAAATGAGATAAAAAAAACTCCCCGATCCCAAGGGGGTCGGAACCGGGGGAAAAGCTCGCGCGGGAACAGTTAGCGCGAACGGAGGAGACGGTATCATGTAATATCCTTGGCGGATTTTTTATCCAGCAATTCCTCCAAGCGCTTGCCAGCGCTCCATGAGCAATTGCCGCCATCTTTGAGGATTTGGCTGATTCTTCCTTGTGTAATGCCAGAAAATTTAGCCATTTCCTGCTGCGGAACGCCAAGCTCGGTCAACAACTGAATAATCTTTTGAATGTCCATTGTGATTTGATTATTAGACATCTAATCCTTGTTGTCAACAGTCCATGGCAAAAATAATCATTAAATTCCTATTGACAATACCGATTAGAGGGCTAATAATGTCTCCCATGCGCCACAGAACGGCGTTACGCAGGAAAGAGAACCCGCTACCAATGGAGGAAAAAATGGAATTCATTAAAACCCAATACATCGCTGCAATCGGTTCCTATAAAACCAAAGCCCCCCGCCTGATGAATCGTGTCGGGCCTTGTGCCTCTCACTTCTGGGCCGGATTTGAAGGAACCCCTCAACCCGAATACACGGGCGACAAATACGAAAAGCAGTTCCAAGCCGCGCACTATGCCGCAGGGAAGCATTGTGGTGGGGTGCAGGCGTAATGAAAGTGCTTGTGGCCTGTGAATTTTCTGGCGTTGTTCGTGATGCGTTTATCCGCGCCGGACATTTAGCCATGAGTTGCTACCTGCTTCCATCGGAAACGGAAGGGCCGCACTACCAAGGCGACATAGCCGACATTTTGGACATGGAGCGCAGAAACAGTACCCACAGTAGCTTTGATCTAATGATCGCCCATCCCCCCTGCACGCATTTGGCGGTATCTGGTGCGCGTTGGTTCAAAGACAAACAACGGGAGCAGGAGGAGGCATTGGAGTTCGTCCAGAAGCTCATGGATGCGCCAATAGATCGAATCTGTATAGAGAACCCGATCAGCATCATTTCTAGCCGAATCCGCAAGCCGGATCAAATCATACAACCGTGGATGTTCGGGCATGGCGAGACAAAGGCCACTTGCCTATGGCTCAAGAATCTGCCGCCGCTGAAGCCTACGAATATCGTTTCAGGCCGAGAAAACAGGGTTCATCGTATGCCGCCCGGCCCAGACCGATGGAAAGAACGGAGCCGCACATTTCCAGGAATTGCAGCAGCGATGGCGCAGCAATGGAATTTTAACGAATGAAGCTCTTGCCGAAGTCCACGGAGAACGGCACGGGGCGCGAATAGATCAACGGAGGAATGATGTACGCGACACTCAACGAAATCCGCAAATACAGTCCGTGCCAATCTGGCTGGTCCAAGCTGCTCAAGCGTCTGGGCAAGACTCAAGCCGATGATGAGCCGCTCTCGTTCCTGACAATTCTTGAATCCAACGGACTGGATGACACCCTTTGGTGCCTTCGTGCCGCTCCAAAGGAATGGGAGCCGAATATCCGCATGTACGCTGTGTGGTGTGCAAAGCAGGTTGAACACCTTATGACTGATGAGCGCAGCAAGAACGCTTTGCGTGTTGCACAGAATCATGCTCTGGGATTGGCAACAGACGCGGAACTGGATGCTGCGCGGGATGCTGCGTGGGATGCTGCGTGGGATGCTGCGTGGGCTGCTGCGTGGGATGCTGCGCGGGATGCTGCGTGGGATGCTGCGCGGGATGCTGCGTGGGATGCTGCGTGGGATGCTGCGTGGGCTGCTGCGTGGGATGCTGCGTGGGATGCTGCGTGGGCTGCTGCGTGGGATGCTGCGCGGGATGCTGCGGGGGCTGCTCAAAAAGCCATGTTCATCCAAATGTGTAACGGGACAGCACCTTGGCAGATTGCTTAGATCAACGGAGGAATGTATGGCCCGCATCCCTGATTCAGTCGTAATTGATACCCGCCGCCATGAAAGCAAAATGGACGCGCTGGACCGATTCAACGCTCTCGTTGACGAACGCACCAAGGATTTGATGATGAAGGGTGAGCGTTTCGATCCCTTCACCTACGGGAACATTTCCGAGGCTTGCTACGAATCCCCTACTGCGATGGAAGAAATCGGCAAATTCCTACGCGCTGATTTGACCTGTCAGGCCGGGATGTTGTTGCGGAAAACGGTGGTTGATTATGTCACGCCAATGGCGCGGGATTATGCGCTGGATACGGTGGGAGGCACGCTATGAGCAAAGAAAATGTACTGGTAGGAAAAACCATTCTTTCCGCCATGATCGCTGACGACAAGATGGCGATTCTTTTCAAAACGGACGCTGGCGACATTGTTGCGCGGACTGATGGCGACTGCTGTTCACAAAGCTGGATTGAGCATATCGAGCTTCCATACAAGGGCTTTCCCGCCAAAGTCGTGAGCGTTGAGGATACCGCGCTTTCCGAAACCGGAACCCAAGGCGATGATTGCACCGCTTTTTACGGTTGCAAGATTCACACCGAAAACGGTGACATTGAGATTGATTACCGCAACGCCTCAAACGGCTATTACGGGGGCAGTCTTTGCTGGCCCGACGATTATTTCTACGGTGGCGTTTATGGACAAAACAAGTCCACCGAAAACTGGGTGGAACTCCAATCATGACCAAGTTTAAGGGAACGCCGGGGCCGTGGATTGCTGAAGGCAGGTTGGTTTTATGGAACAACCGTCCAGCATATCGAGAAGTAATTGCGACAACTCAGGGAACCGAAAGGGCTTTAGCCAACGCCCAAGCCATATCCGCCGTACCTGAATTGATTGAGGCGCTTTCTAACATTGTTTCCCATTTCCCACATTGGGCGTCTCAGATTGACATGAAACAAATAGACAAGGACGCGATAGGGTTTGCGAAAGCCGCCGTCGCTAAAGCACTGGGAGAGCAATCATGACCCTCGAAGAAACCTTCCTTACCGCAATCTGTGCTGCCGCTGTGATTACTCTTTTCGCTGACATTTTTTGGAGGGGATTGTGATGAGGGAAGCTATTGAGATGATGTTCGGTGTTGTCGCAATTGTTGGTGGCGTCATGACTATCGTGTTTGCCCTCATCTATGGGTTTGACCGATACGATTGTGCCGCATTTGAAAGGGCGACCGGAGTAGAAACAAAGTACGAATTCGGTTGCTATGCCAAACAAAACGGCAAATGGGTTCCAAAAGAATATGTGTTCGGCAAGAAGGTGAAGGCCGAAGTTTCTGGGGGTGCGGAATGAACCACCAATACCGCTTTCCCCGCTCAATCCGAGAGGCCAATTACTGGCGCAACTCCAACGGCCTGCCGATTATCTTCACCGATAACGATGCGGGATCATCCATTAAAACCATGCTGATTGTCGGGATTGTGCTGGCAATCGTGGCGTTGACGGGGGCGAAATTGCCATGACCCGCCAAACCATCCAGACCGCGCTATTGGTGTTCGCCGTGATCTTCGCCTGTTTCTCTCTCGCGTTATGGATCGAGGCCAGCCTGACGACAGATCACGACGCCGCCGTAGCCGCTTTCCTGTTTTCCACCTTGGCCCTGACTTGCGGGGGTGTGGAGTGGGTTTTGCGGTGGAGTCCGGGACAGGAGGAATGATGGACGATTTTTGGGGACAGATGGAACTTGAAGAACGCGAACAGTGGGAAAAGGAGAATCAATCATGGCATTAAAAATCATCAAATCAACGGACGCTATCAAGGTAGAGCGGATCAATCTGTGCATCTACGGGCCTCCCGGAATCGGAAAGACGAGCGTGGCGTTTACCGCCGAATCTCCCTTGTTGCTGGACTTTGACAATGGGGCGCATCGTGCGGCGAATCGCCAGGACACGGTAAGGGTTCAATCGTGGGGGGATGTAGCTGAATTTTCCGCCGACGATCTGGAATCCTACAAGACCGTTGTAGTGGATACCGCCGGACGGGCCTTGGACATTCTCACGCAAGACATTATCCGGCGTAACCCCAAAGCTGGACGGGGCGGAGCGTTGACCCTTCAGGGGTATGGAACCCTCAAGGCCGAATTTGTGGCGTGGCTCAAGATGATTAACGGCTTTGGCAAGGATGTAATCCTCGTGGCTCACATGGACGAACAGCGCAATGGTGATGACATTATCGAGCGGCTGGATGTTCAGGGGGGATCGAAGGGTGAAATCTACAAAGCCGCCGACGCGATGGGAAGAATGTCAATCCGTGACGGTCGCCGGACGCTCAACTTTTCCCCCACAGACGCGGCCTTCGGGAAGAATCCGGGCCAACTGGAACCTCTCTCCATTCCCCACCCCGACAAATCCCCACAATTTCTCGCCGGAGTCATTGGGGAAATCAAGGGAAAACTCAATTCCCTTACGGAAGATCAGGCCAAGGCACAGAAGGAGATTGCAGACTGGGTGGCACTAATTGCCGATTTGGTCACGCCAGATGACTTTAATTCACACCTGGAGGCGGTCAAGAAATCCACCAAAGCCGTTCAAACCCTGTTCAACACCGCAGCCCAGAACCTTGATTTCGAGTATGACAAGACCATGAAGGGTTACCGTGAAAAGGTCGCGGCATGAAAGCCTATCGGGTTTCCAATGTGGAGCAATTCCGCCAATGGGAAAACGATGACGAGTACGAGGTTGAAACCCTTTTATCGCGTCTGTACGGCCTTGAGGAACCATCCGAGGCTATGCAGGCCGGGACAGCCTTCCACAAGTGCCTGGAACTCTCCCAAAGCGGTTTAAACGCTGACCGGATGGAACACGATGGGTATGTTTTCACTTTCGAGGGTGATTTTACCCTCGCTCTCCCAGAAATCAGGGAATTGAGGGCGCACAAAGTGTTCGTGGTGGATGGTGAACCTATCGCCATTACCGGACAGGTGGATGGGATTGAAGGGAAAAGAATTGACGATCACAAGACGACCGGCAGTTTTTCCCCTGACCGATACCTTGAAGGCTACCAGTGGCGGCTCTATCTCTCCATTTTCGGCGCGGACATGTTCCGCTGGAATGTGTTTGAGATCGCTAACCTTGCCGATGATCCGCCGAAACAGTACCGGGTGAGAAACCATCACACCTTGGAGCAATTTCGCTATCCGGGCATGGAGGGCGACTGTCAAGCCTTGGTGGAACGGTTCGCAAGGTTTGTTCGTGGACACATGAAACAAGCCGCTTAACCCTCCCCGCCCAGTGCGCTCGTTCAGGTTAGGGCGGTGGAGGTTCACATAGGAGAATAAAAATGTTTATTTCGTGTGCTGATGTGGTATCAAAAACTGGTGGAAGAAAAGGAAAGCGTGGGCGTTACACAAAAAATTACGACATGGCTTTTTCTTCCAGCGTTGCAGGAAAAGATAAGGGTCTCACGCGCCGTCAGATAGTGTTTTATATTTCTGGTCACATTTTGAAGCAAGCCAGAATCATGATTGGCGATCAAATTGATGTGCTTTTCGATCCGTTGGACAAAACCGGATTGATTAAGCGCGTCACTCAAGGTGGGTACACATTATCAAGCACGAAAAAGTACAAGGATCCCGCCATCCCTTCGCGTGGCCGAATATCAATTACCCATGTCCCATCGCTACCTTTTATCAATGAGCTTGTAACCTGTTCTGCCGTGTCTGTCACAGACGAAGGGATACTGTTCCAATTCCCGAAAGAAACGATCTTCCCGGACAATAAAATTCTGATGGTGGCATAAATGCTATCAGCACAGGAAATATTGAGAGGCCCGAAACTCGGTCCACGGAAACTGTGGAAAGGTGAGGCAGAGATTGTCCATTACCTGGACACATGTTCTTCGGGTACATGGGTGTCTGCTAATTGGCTAAAGACTCACTTCGGCGGGAGGGATGAAACCGCGAGGGATATTGTCGAAGGCCGGGATGATTTTGAGAGAGCGTGGAATCCATTAAGGAGGGCATGGGGATGGGCGAAGGTATGACCGCGAAGGTTTACACGCCTGATAACCCATCAACCCGCGCCATGAGCCGGTTTGGCGATGCTGCACTACCTGCACCTACAGTATGCCCGTATTGCGGCGCACCGGTAACGGTCAAGTCTCACATTCAAACTTACGGGAAAACCTATGGCGATTGGCCTTGGCTTTACGCCTGCACCCAATGCGACGCGTCGGTAGGTATGCACCCGAAAACAAACATCCCTCTCGGGACGTTGGCAGATAAGACGTTGCGCCAGGTCAGGACGGCTTGCAAGCAGCCGTTCGAGCTTCTGTGGAAAGACCGATGTTTCAGTCGCACCGAGGCTTATCAGAAGTTGGCCGAACACCTTGGCATTGATTCTGACAAATGCCATTTTGGAATGTTTGATGCCTATACCTGCAAGCTGGCTAGGGACTGGGCTGTTTCGCAGCTACGGAGGAAGGTATGACCGACAAAACACACTTTGCCGATGACGAAACGCTGGCGTATATCCGCCGGTTGGAGCAGAAGGTGGCGGAGTTGCAAGAACAGCTAACTACGCTGAAAAAGGAGTGCGCTCAAAGTTTCGCTCTTGCTGCCGTAACAATTGACGACTGGGGTAATTATGCCGGGGAGTATTTCAAGAACAAATGGAACCTTCGGGCCGATGTTGAACGGTTTGAGAAATACGCCGCCGCTATGAAGGAGGGATCATGAACGAGAGCGATCTTGATATATTGAAAGAGGCTGCCAACGTTATCAAACTTGATCTGGATGCAATGGGTGGTTGTGATCATTCTGTTGGCCTTTGCTCATGCTATGAATTCCGAACTTTAGACGATCTTAATAAGTTGATTGAGCGACTTGCCAAAGAACTGGCAACCCCTGATTTTTTATCGGAAGCACTAAATTCTGGGGACGGAGTGTACCGACCATGAAAACCACAAAATCAACTGCCAGACTGCCAAAAGGAAACGTCCTTGATCGGCTCAACAGTGTTGCCAGCGAGATCGTTCAGGGCGTCTTAGACGCAAAACATGAGGCAATGGGAAAAACGGAGCCAATAAATATTGTGATGCCGATTTATATACCACCGAATCTGAAAATCACCATCGAATATGGACCAGAAATAGCGGCAGAATATGCGGTTTTCAAGGCAAAGAATTCATGATGAATAAACAATGTTCGTCCTGCGGGGGTCAATGTGGCGGCACGAAACTTACAGGGTGTCTATACGGAACACGGAGCGAAATCACAACCAGTGAAAGAGCGGATATAGATCGAATTGTGAAAAAATGGGATTACGCGACAGAAGCCGCTATTGAGGCGTATTTATTGGGTAAATCGAGGGCTCGACAATGAATCAAACTCACCGGGAAGAAGCGTTGAGATTGGCCAATGCGTTAGACGCAGATGCCGATTTGTGTGCTGCTGAAAATGGTAATCCAGATAGTTACGGGATTGAGTGGGAGGCGGCAAAATTCCTTCGTCGACTCGCCGCAGAGCCGGAGCAGGATTTGGTTAATCACGACGCGCCAATATTCGGACTTGAAACCAAATTTGATCCTGCGTTGACCATCCAGGAAGGCGTTAAGCGTATGGCAACTGCAATGGGGTGGCGTCCACCCGCATCAGATGACCCGCCAGCAGAGCAATGGAAGAAGCCAGAGCCGGAGCCGGTGGCGTGGACAACTCTGGAAGAATTGCAAAACATTCGACGCGATTTTACGGGGAGCATTTGGGGAAGGCCGAAAATCCACGAACTCGGGGAAGTCGCGCTCTACCTCTCCCCTCCCCTGCGTGAGTTGAGTGATGAGGCCCACCCATCTCTTTGGCTCATTCACTTTGCCGATCAGGATGTAAAGCCGGAAATGTTTGACGAAGAAAATGCTGCTATAGAGCGTTTTAAACAGCTTTTGGGTAGCTGGAGCTGTCGCCTGTATGCCACCGCAGACCGCGCCATTCTTGCCGCTGCGAGGGAGGGGGAAGCATGAGCCAAACGCCAAAAATCGGTCAAAAGGTAGCAGTCTGTTACGACGGTAAGTGGGGGCGGCGCGTTGAAGGTATTGTTACCGGCACAAAGCAAAAAAGCATCCGGGTAAGATTTAAAGACTGGGTTGACGGAAAAGAAGCTGAAGCGTGGCTCCGGAAAAACAAACGCAGGAAAAAATATGGCGGTGCGCCATCATACTTCTGCGGATATGTACGTGACGTTGATTGGAGCTTACACCGCAACATGTTCGGATTACCTGGAGACTACTACAGCACAGCCAAATGGAAACCTGTTTCGGGAGCCAAACCATGATTAAAACAATACCCTTCTCAATCGAGAAATGGAAGGAAGGGCTGAAACCTGTAACGAGGGATGGGAGGGAAGTGAAGCAGTTGATCTACTTCAATGATTTGGATAGCGCCTATGTTCTTGCAGGAGTTGTTGGCAGTGACCTTGTGCGGTGGAAACTTGATGGGGGGTCATCGTGGAATGATAATTATTCGTTGATGCTCCTAGAAGAAGTCCGAGAGCCGAGGGAGTGGTTTATGTTCGTGAATTGTTGTGGGCTTTTATCGCATGTCGCCAATGAAACAGGACTCATCAAAGTCCGCGAGGTGCTGGAATGACCGACCTTGACCTAGCCTATCAAGCCGTGAAGCTGTATGCCGAAACCCATCCGAGACCAGTGCAGGTGAACTTGAGCCGGGCGGCTTTAAACCTTCCCTATCGGGATTAAAGCATGTTTTATGGGCGTTTTTGGGAATGATCCTACCCGAACGGGATAAATGTCCGGTTCAATGTCCGCTTTAGGTTGACGAATGTCCTATGTTTGCATACAAATTTCGGACACTCTCCAGCCCAAGGGTTGATGTTCCACCGGCCCGGATGGGTCTGAAAACCCGGTAAACACTTCCCACAATCTTTCCGCCATCTTGAACTTGTACAGTAGTCCTTCCTCAAGGCTCATGGCCTCCTTTTCCCATGGGCTGAAGTAATCGTGTGTATGGTGTGTATCAATTTTGATACCTTTCCACCGGGATAGAGACTCGTTCAGATGTCCTCTTGCGTACTGGCGCACATGCACCATTTCGTGGGCGAGTGTCTCAAGAATGTCCGCCGCGTCCTTATGGGGATGTAAGCGAATGTCAAACTTTCGCGGCTTCGCACCGTCATTTGTAGCGGCTACCGAGGCGCACCCCAGACAGTCAATTCGTGGGTCAAAGGTAACACGGAGTGTTATAGTTTCCACCAGTCTTTTGGACATGAGTTCGTTGGCGTAAAAGTAACACGCTCTCCGAATGTAGGGGGTAAAACGAGGGTCGGGGGATTTGTGGATGGAGAGTTTCATGAGTACGCCTTGGCTAGAAACTTGAGGCTCACGAACATCATGTCAAAAAGGCCGTTTTCGACCTCATGAAGAACGAGGATTTGCCGCTTGGTGGTGTTTCCCTGGTATCCCAGATAAGCCTCGTCATGGGTGTAGCAGATGCCGCAGAAAATGGCGGTTTGTTGAGTTTTCTTGTGTACGGCTATGTCCGTTGTCTGGACATGGCCCATGATGGCGGATTGTTGTCTCTCGCGCAGTAATGCAGCGGCAGAAGATACGGGCCTTCCCAATACCCCAGAAGTAAAATAGTGACAATATAGGACGCCATCTCTCTCAATTGGTTTCAGGAAATCATGTACATTCCATCCCCAGTCCTGAATCCCCATATCGCTATAGTCGAGTTTCCCCGCTAACTCCGGGTTCTCGTCCACGAACCGGATAATCCTCTGTTCATGGTTTCCCATGGTGAAGTCTTTTTTCGGCTGATACTTTTCCCGCACAGTCCGGTTATAGTCGTCTATGGGCTTGTGTAGCCTATCCATGCCCTTTCTACCCGCTTTAATGTCGTCAACATACCTACGCCCTTCAAAAGCCAGTTTGCCGCGATCATAGGAGGATAGTGAGGGCATGTCCCACCAGTCCCCTATCATGATGATGTTGTCGGGTTTCTTGTCCACAATGAAGTTGCCAATGTGTTCAAGGTGATCCAGATTAACTCCGGGCTTGCACTGGGTATCCGGAATAATCAGGTGCATCTTTCCCAATCTTTGTTTGGTATAGACGCGCTTTTGGTCTTTGGTGAAGGATGGTTTCAACCCGCGCAATCGGGCAGCTTTGACGCGATTGTTAAGGGTTTCCCGTGGGAGTTTCGTAGCTTTGGCCCTGATTGCATTGGGAGCATTGCCGTATTCTTCAATCAGGTCTAGCGCGGCTATCAGGTCTGCTTCAGGAAGTTCCGGCCTTGGCATCTACCCTCCCAAAGAATCCCAGATAAAGAAACAGTTAGATAAGGCGTAGCCGAAGAACACTCCTGCCATGGGAGCTTTCCCATGACATAAATACGAGTACGACACCCCTAGATAAATCAGGGTAACGAGTACCAGTAATGGGGTATTCATACCAAATCGGGGAACTTTTCCCGGCGCTCAATCTCTCGATTGATGAACCAAACCGCCTTACGCAAGTCAGTCAGCGGGTCATTGCCTTCCTTCAAACCACACCGCCATAGGTATTTCACCGCGTTGCCGATATTCAGGGGAAACCACTCGATGACCTCGATGCACTCGATTGAAGCCGGGTGCGAACAGTAATGGGAGGGATGATTTACTACATCCTGAATCTCGATCATTTGCGGTTCTGGGGCCACCACTTGAACCCCATCCCCTTTGCGCCACTTCGGTTTAGTCACGCTTCACCTCGCACACTAAAATTATTCCCGCGACGATTCCAATAACCATCGCAAGGGTTCCGATTTCAACCACAAAGGGGTGCATTATTTCCAGTGAGATGCCCCGCCGATTCTCACCCCGAGCCAGAGGAAGAAAGCAACCCACTGGGGACACCCTTGCGCGACAGTGGCTTCTTTGAGAATGGCGTCTGCAATTGAACGCGAGGCTACAGGATGTTTGCCGTTGTCTGATGTATAAAGCCAGTCGTGAAGGGTTGCGGCTTCGTTTGCTCGATCACCTAAAAACCAGAAGGCAATCGGCAAGCGAGGGACGGAGGCAAAGTCCGTCACGAAACCAGCGGGAACGGTCAACTTTCCTTTGAGAAGATCAGAAAGATATTCCAGGGGGGACAGTAATCTCCATGTCCCCCTCCCTTGTTCTTTCGTATCTTCAACTTGTTCAACTTCCAGCTTTGTGAGGAATTGGCTCATTTCGCCACCCCTTTTTCCTTCTCGCGGGTTCTCAATATCCCCATCCCCAACATACCTAGAAGGACTTGCATGGTGAGATTGGTATCTATGACGGGAAACCCTCCGGTATATCCATTCATCTTTGCGATGAATCTCATAACGGGTTCTATCACCGAAACATAAGCTAGTCCGAATCCGCACACCCAACCCACAAAAGGACGCCATCCAGCCACGAACCAATTGGTTGATTTAGCCTCCTCGGTGTTGGTCTGAATCTGAGCCATTTGTAAAGCAATCCCGTTGTCAGCCATGTGCTTTTGGAAATCTAAATCAAGTTCTTTCAGCTTGATAAGATCGGCCCCGTTCATTCCTGCTAACGTCTGTTGCATGGCCTCCACACCCTGATTCGGGACGCCCAACTTTGACGCAAGAAATTCAACCGCCGCACCTGCTAAGGGGCCACCAAGCGCCGTGGCAATCGTGGGCGCAATTTGAGATAACCAGTTCATACCGCCTCCAAACCTTGATTAAACGAAGCTAGAATGCTGTCCATGGTGTTCTGGTGTTGCATGGGATAACCTTCACCTGGAAACGATGCCCATAAGTGGGCAACCTTCACCACGGCAGATTGAATATCCCCGGACTCAATATCACCATCTGCTCCCGTTTCTTTAATCATCTGTAGCGCAATCTTGTCTTGCGCTTCGGGTGAAAAGTCATCCAGACCAAGGAGGTTTTTGTAGTACAGGAAATTGTGGTAGAGGATTTGATACCTTCCCGCTGCGGTGGACTTCAGACCGTTGTGATTCACCGTGACGAGGATATTGGGATGGGTGGCGTAGGAATCGAATCTTGCGGGGCCGTTGATTCCAGACACTAGAACGTCATACCCTCTATCTTGTGTAATGGGACTGTTAATCGTTCCTTCTGAAATTCCTATGGCATAGAGAAACGCGTCAAAATTGTTCATTTCAGATGCTCCTTGATGGAAGCCCAGAAATATTGATAAAAGACCGTTCCCAACCATCCTAGAACGACCACAATCCCCCACCCCGAGACTTGAACCCGGATGCGCTCCCATCGTTCGGACTTAACGCGCTCCCTTTCAATCCACGATTTAATAAACTCATGGTGTTCGGCATGAACTTCGTGAGGGAGGGTAAAGGCTGAGAGTTCATTTTTAATTGTGTCGGCTATGGAAACCGCGAGCGACCTGACTGCATCATCATCCATATATGCACCTTCAGACATTTGGGTTAATTCCTATCTTTGCGATCCAGCTTTGTTCCGTGCCCAGGTCGGTGAAAACACCGTTGGCGTAATTCTCGATATGCAAGGTAAACGCATCCACGCCGATGGCGGTTGGCGTTCCGGCAATGTCATAAACCCGGTAGTAGTAATGATCGAAGGCTGCTGTTGGCGCAGGTTGCAGACCATAGAGCGGTTCGGCTGCATTCATCAGCGCGTTGAAAATATCAAACTGCGTTGTGTGTACTGCTGTTTGAATCGGAGCCATCGTCTGACCGTCAATCACGAGTCCAGTATTCGCCCCGTACTGCGTGATGATCGCCATCATGTTCTGGTAGGAAATTCCTACATATCCCCCCTCACCATTCGACGTTCCCCATGAATTTTGGACTTTGAACATTTGCGTGGAGTCGTCGTATCCCAGAATCGTCATGCCGTGAGAGCCAAATACGGGATTCGTGAGGCTTGGAACCGTGTTGAAGGACTGCTGAACATTCCACGCGTCACCAGAGTTAAACTGGCGCATGAAATCCATCGTCAGGAAACAGCCGAAAACCACCGGTTCGCCAGCGTTCAAAAGAGCCTTGATCGAATCCAGTTGCACCGATGCAGGAGCCGCGTTGTCTGGGGCAATAAATCCGGTCACTTTGTAATTCAGGGCGTTGGAGGCATCCAGCGTCCAGTTGTAGCCCTGATAGACTGTCGGGGTACAATCCCCTTGAGAGGCAAGGACGGCAGAAGCATCCTGAATAAACTCGATCCCTTGTCCCGTGTAATGCTCGAAAGTCTGGGTCTGGACGTAGAGATAGTCGGGGCTGAGGGATAGCAAAATTCCATCCCTTCCCGCCATGACCTGCATAGCCGCGACTTCGGCATAAGCAAGACATTCTGGGGACGAACCCTGGTCCAGCACCGCGTTGTTTACGGGTGTGAGGTCTACATAATTCATGGGCAATAAAAAAGCCCCTTTCGGGGCTGGTTTGACTTATTTGGAAGAGACTCTTAGGATGGGTGGATGGATCACAATTACATGCTCGACTTTCTGCAATGGAAGATCGTCATTTTTGGCGTCGCCGCCTTCATTGCTGGCCTAATGGGTTGGTTGAAGCGATAACAATCCGCTTCTTATGACCGGATTTGCAAGAAGGTTGGCAACCGGCGTATTCCTTCCCTTTTGAGCCGCCATGATGATGTTTGCAAGAGATTCTGGATCGTTCGCCAGCAGTCCCTGCAACCTTTCCCCAATGCTGTTATTTACCCCTCCTGACAACTTCCCAATTAGCGGGACTTTTCCTAAAAGCCCCCCAATCATTCCAACAACAGGAGCGTTCTGGTTCAGGTTTTGGCCTATATACCCTCCAACTGCCAGCCTTCTGGCTGTAGGCGAACCCATCCCTGCCCCTAGTGTTTGCGTCTGAGCAATTCGGCTTGCGTCTGAATTAACGCCATTGATCGCCGCAAGTTGTTCCGGGGTCATTGTTGCGTTGAGGGTTGCTCCGCTGAAACCTGTAGCCCGTTGGGCCACTTGATCTGGATTTTGTAAAGATCTAGCCAAAGACGAAGCATTCAAGGATGCCGGAGCATCTCCTGCTGTAGGGGGAACGAGTTTATTTGTTAAGTAATCACCCACCTGCATTTGGTTAATGGGCCTACTAAGTGTTTTGTACAAATCCAACGCTTGCCCGTATTGAGGGGATTTTGTGCCAAGCCAATCCAGAAAATCATTTTTTAACCCTAAAACGGAGTTGCGCTGTTCTTTGCCAATAGCCGAGGATGGGTCAGTAATCAAATCATCCAAGCCTTTCTTGAAGTAATTAAGGCCGTTTACCGATAGCTGTCTGGAAGTTCCTGGGGTTTGCGTCACGATTGGCGCACCATTCGGCCCCAGGATTCCTGTCGAAGTTTGAGAGGGTGGGGCGTTTGATCCGAGCGATATGGTCTCTTTGTTATTGGCGGCGATGGCTTGCGCTCTAGCCCACGCAGACTTCCCGGCGGGAGTATTTAAAATTCCCTCGATTGTTGAATCAGATGGAATATTTTGCAAAGCGGCTGCATCATAAAGGGGCGCGGTTGCCTTTGTTCTGGCTTCTTCTGCCGCAGCCATCGCTTCTGGGGTTTGAGCTATATCCCTCAATGCTCCCGCCAACACGTTCCTGTTGGTTTGCCCTAAAGCCCCGATAGGCCCTTGCGGGTTTGCGGAATTTAGCGCGTCCTCCATTCCCGCCAGTCCTGGGTTTAGCGTTTTCTGAGCTGCCGTGAAGTTAACCCCCTGCGTTTGCGGACTAACATTTAAAAGTCCGTTCGCAACATTCGCCGCATTATCTGACCCCACTGTTTTAAGAACAGTATTTCCAATAATGCGATCATGATTAAATAGTGGGTCAATAATCCCCGAGCGTATCCCAGACCCTACCTCGCCAAGCAATGATGTGGTTGCTGGCAATGCTGCGCCCATCAGCATCCCCATCCCCGCATCTTTGGGGTCAACCATTCCGGATATAGCCCCCCCCGTCAGTGCGCCTCCCGTGCCTCGCAATACAGCATTTCCGGCTTTCCCCGCGAGCGTTGTTGCGGGATTATTCAGAGAGAATCCGCCGCTTTCCACGGCGTTTGCGAGAGGGTTCAACACCCTTCCGGCGAAGGGGGCCAACTCTGCTCCGCCGCGAATAACGGAACCCAAGGCCCCGCCAACCCCCGCAGTTCCGGCAATATCCGAAGCCAGCTCCCCGCCTTTAAACGCGAGAGAATCCGGATTTCCGTAGGACTGGTAAATCTGATTGAGGTTTGCCCTGCGCTGGTCTGGAGTGGTTCCTGTAATACCCATCTTATCCAGGGGCCAGAGAGCCGTAGCGCCTAAATCCGTCGCCCCCTTTAAGGCCCCTAACCCAATATTTGCCATTGTTCCTTGGGATGGCTGGGGAAGGTCGTTTCCATAAAGATCGAGATTGTGTGGAATGACGGTGTTTGAATCCCACGGACTGACAGACGCAGAAGAACCGTTGAGCATCTTCAGCCCGGCGTCTGAAACCTTGGACAAATTCCCTGCATTCAATGCCAGCAGGTCGGCATTTGACAGAGCAGAGAGGTCCATTATTTCAATCCTCGACGGGCCATTTCAGCGGCAATGGCGGATTGCGAAGGAAGACCTGCGGGGCCGTGAGAGGGCGCAGGGGCCGTCGTAGGCTGTTGGGTTGGCGACATAGCGGCGTGGCCTACGGACTGAGCCATGGGGAAATTCTTGGCATACCATCCTTCAAAGGCGTAAGGATCGCCACCTTGAGCGCGGTACTTGCTCAAATCTTCGGCCTGCTGAATTTGGTACTGGGATTGTTGCTTGCCGAGATTGATGAGGTAAGTTAACGCTTTGATGGGCTGGTCGGGGTTGGGGGAAGCTTGCTGAATCTGAAGCTCAACTTCCTTCTGGGTCATTCGTGGGCCGTAAATGGCCTTGGCGTTCTTCAGGGCGGCGTTTACAAGCTCTTTGTTCAACTCCACGGTAGCAGCAGGATCGCCAGCGTTGACGGCCTTAAAGAGAGTTCCTTGAGGGTCAACCCCGAAGCGTGATTGCAGGAGATTCTGAAATTCCGTCAGCTTCATGGCCCCCGAACCCGTGGAAGCCGTTTTCAGGTTTTCCAAAGCGTCGTTGTAGAGAGCAATCTGCTGGTTTGCTGAATCGGCCTGCGTTCCGTATTTGGTAGACAATTCCCCCATTTTGGTTGCCGCGCCTTCTGCTAGACCTTTGTGGTAAGTATCCTGCCCCACCCCTCCGGGGAGCTGGAATTGCGGGACGCTGGACCAAGGATTGCCGGATGATGGAGCGGGCGCTTGAACAGGTGGGGATTGAATCGGGGGCGATTGAGGCGCGGCGGGAGGCATTTGCGTGAATTGAGATGATCCTTGCCCTCCCGTAACCGGAGGACGGCCAGCAACATTTCCGGCCCATACGGGAACCTGGCGGCCAGAGCCATCGGTTATCGTCATGATCTTGTTGCCTTCCTGCGCGGCTTCCAAAGCCCCCTTGCTGATGGCGGCAGCGTCCAGTCCATTGGTAACCGGGTTGGTCTGCCAGTTACCGCTTTGATCGCGGGTATTGATAAATCCGGGGGGCGCAGCAGAAGGAAGCCCCTGAACCCCCAGGGTGGGATCGAAGTAAGCCCCCTCTCCGAGACGCGTAGGCGCGATGTAGGTCTGTTTCTTGATTTCGGCAGCATTGACCGTGCGCGGGTCTTGTCCACCCTGTACCGCCATTCTGGTGGCGTCCGTAGGCACATTGGGATCGTACTTTGCCGACAAACTCATTAGATCGCCACCCCCCGGTATCCCAAGGAAGGACATGACCATTCCTTGATGGAATAACTGGGACGGGGTTCTGCCCAAGGTAGGAATAACGGGTTCTTGGGGGGGCTGCGTCAGGAAGTTTTCCGCATACTTCGTCGGTCCCGGCCCAGCGGGAGCCGTACCACCGGAAAACATCGCGCCAACCGTGCCTTGAGAGGGCGTATCTGCACCAGTTTGGAGCGCCGGAGTCACACTGTTGGGGTCAATTCCAGACGATTGTGGGCCACCCATCAGACCTTGCAGCATCTTGAATTTTTCCATCATCATGGCGTTTTGCATACCCTGACCGATTCCACCCAAAAGCCCCTGAGTACCCATCGAAGCAGCGGCACCCATGGGAACGGGAAGACGGGAAGGCATTGCGGCTTGTCCCAGACCTTGAGCAAGGCCGAGTAACCCCATTGTCTGGGGATTCATGAAAGAGTCGAGAAGTCCCATGATGTATCCCCTATGTCGCCAAAAGACCGGGGGCGCCAGAACCACCGGCAAGTAGCCTGTATCCCAAAACACCAGTAAGCCCAAGGTTTCCAAGATTCGCGGCTTGGTTCATGTAGTAGGGTTGGGTCTGAGAACCGCCCAATCCCGCGGTGCCGTTAATCACGCCGTTGTAATTGTTGAGGTTCTGCCAGTTGTACTGATTCGGGGCTTGGGTCAAGCTCATTCCTGTCTGGAAGGCTTGATTGCCCATGTTTGCGGCGTTACTGCTCATCTGGTTCCCCGCAAGCATGTTTGCCACCCCCAGTTGGTTCGATTGGAGGGCTTGCTGGTTGTTTGCCAAAGCAACCTGAGCGGCGGCTTGTTGGGCTTGGAGGCTGTTGGAAGCATTTGCTAAAGCGGTATTTGTTCCGATGCCAGCCATGTTGTTGGCAGTCGTGTTTTGGTTAGCTTGGGCGGTTTGATTCGCGTTGTTATAGAGTCCCGCGATAGCCGGGGAGAGATTCTGCTGCATGTTGGATAAGGCCAATCCTTGAGCGATTCCCTGTCTTGATCCTCCATACCCCCCCGCGCCGATAGCTTGCGAATCAATTTGTGGCATGACTTGCTGTAGAAGATTCTGGGTAGCCTGACCGTACATGGCCCCCGCTTCGTTGCCAATCGACCCCATCATTCCCGGGGCGACTTGACCCGATAATTCTTGTTGGATAGCAGAGGAAGGATTTACGCCGCCCATTGAATTGAGAGCGGACCCCACATTAACCTGTGGCGCGGTGATGTTGGAGTTTACGGGCGAGATGTTGGGGGCATACATCCCGTTCATGAGGTTGTTCCCCGCCGTTCCCATATTGTGGACGGCGTTCATCTCTGGGCCTTGCAGGGCGGATTGCCAGTTGTTGGCAATCGTGGACATTTGGGGCGACCAGCCGCTCGACTGGTACTGGGACATTGCTGAAGGCATTGTCCCGCTCATTCCAGGCATATTCTGCCCGTAGGCGTTTTCACCTGTTAGATAGGGAACCGCTCCGGCCCAAGGCGAAGATGTAGTAGTGGTACTCCCCGAGGGGGACTTACCCATAAATGAACCCATGTCAAACCTCCAAAGCGACAGTAACGGCGACCTCGCGCCATCCCAAATCTTTTAAAACCCTTACCCATCCCTTCCTGCCGTTGCACGCGACTGATTGACAGTCGTGGTGTTTGGCAAATCGTCGAAGGACGTCCACGAGCGAACCGATCCAAGTAGAGAGTTCAATCCCTCCACAAAGGACAACGGCAAGCGTTTTGGATTTGGGGTAATTTGCGATCTGTGTAATGACAGCCGCCTTGGGGGTAGGCGTCAAAACAACCCATAACTGCATTTCCTGCTTTTCGACTGCGGAATGAATGTCATCAATTCCGAGGCTTTTAAAAGGATCTTGATCTATTGCTTCTTGTAACCACCCATCCACCGTCCCCCACCATTCTTTTGCTTCCAGCGGTTGGACGCCGTGAATAATCATCCGAGATAGTGCCAAGCCGTTCCGTCGTACCGATACACTCCGCTCCCTGAACCTGGGTTCCATTTTGTGCCGTCGGCGTAGCGAATATCCCCATCTCTCGGTTTAGCCGGTGCAACATAAGTCACATCAATATGTCCTGCGGCTAACAATCGAATGACTGCGGCGATCTGCGACAGTTGGAGGGTGAGGAATCTTTGTAAATCAGGGACGTTGTCCGGTACTTTTCCAGGGGAGTAAGCAATGGATGCAGAATTCGGATTCTGTCCAACCCCGCCGGAGGGAATGTAGAAAGTCGCGCCGGAGAAGCTGTCAATAATCGCCCCACCGTGAAGAATGGCGGAGGCTTGTAATGTTGCGGTGGAAACGATTTCCTGAAGCGATGCACCAGAAAGGTACGAGGGTATAACGGTACTCGTTATATTCCCGCTTGAGGTAATTGTCTCTGTGTTATTCCCAAGTAATGGAGACGAGCCAGCTAGGTTTGCAGATGATAAAACCGACTGAATTGCATTTGCGGCTAAGTAAAGCGCAACATTAAACGAAGCAATGGATGCGATAGTCTGGGTCGCACTTCCAGATAACGGTGTGCTTCCCGTTGTTGCGGCGGAAGATGTTACGCTTTGAATCGAAGCCGCCGATACGGGCATCGATACCGACATTCCTCCGAGGGAATTTATTTTCTGGTAGGCATTCCCGTAAAAGTTATTGCTACTTCCCCCCGATACCCATAGCTTGCGCTGTTTGGGGCGCAGGAGTTGATAGGGGTTCTTACTAAAAGCCACCTTTTCTACTGCTGATAATCTGCGATTCCAGGAAGCATGAAAGTATAATCTCCCCTTGGAAGCATAAGTAGCAGAGGCCGACCTTTCTCCAAAGATTACTATTCTTGAATTTGTCTGAGCAGTTAGTACGTTTGGGGATGTTGCAAGCACGATGCCATCTTTATACAAATCACAACCAGAAACATCACCAGAAATGACAATAACAGATGGGCCAAAAGGCGCTGTATCGGCAAGAACTGTATCAGCATAAGTTGTGTTAGAGGTGTAAATCGCAAAGGAGCTCGCCGCGCCTGGGTCTTGTAAAGTCAAAGACGCTGAAGTCCCAGCCGCATTTGCGGACGTCAACAGCCCTGCATATGGCCCAGAGATACTTATGAAATCGCAAACGATAGCGTGTGTCTGCGCTGCACCAGCAGTGTTGACTTTTGTAGATGCGAGATAAACCCCACCATACGCCGCCGACGCATCAATATCCCTACCCCTTTTACCGACACCGAAAACCGGCGCAGTTCCAAAGGTTGACCAATTTTCATCTGTTACCAAATCACGAAGCGACTGCGAGGCTAAAAGAGAGAGCGACAAGCCTTTCGTAAGCGGATTTTCCCAATCGATTTCAACCGGAAAATCAGGCTTGAAGTTCGCCTGTATCTTCCGCTCAGGAACGTAAATCAGACCCATGATTAAATATCGATCTGAATCGGGGTCTGCGCTCCCGTAGCGGTGCAATACATCACACCCACCAACTGACCTTGACCGTTGCCCGGCCAACCTAAAGTGGCGTCATATTCCTGATAGAAGAAGTTGAGATTACCGGCAGGGGTTGCGGTGGAGATTGTGGCGTTGATGACGCCCTTAAATCCAAAGGCCGTATTCCCTGTCTGCGCGGTTCCATTGGCAAATCCCGCAGACGCGAGGCTGTTCCCTGTGGATGCAGGCATGATGATTGTGCTTGTACCATAAGTAAGCCCGGTCCCCACAGTCCACGTCTGCCCTGAAATTTCAATCGTGTCCGTCGCACCCAGAGCAACGCCCGTTGAGTTCTGGACTTGAATTCTCCATTCTTGTGCAAGCATTAGAGCCTCCCCATAGCTTTCGCAATGTCAGTCCACTGGATCACCGTCCCAACACCGAACAGAACCTCTGCGCGACTGCCCATCTTGGTCGTTGCGGCAGTAATCGCAGAAGCCGGAAGTTGAGCCGGAAAGTCGGCTGACAATGCGTTAATCAGTCCCGTCACCGTTGCGTTCAGCATCACGGTCTGCACACCGCCTAGCATTTGCAGCATGGGCGTCCATTTGGCTTGTAGCGCCGTGGTAGCCGATCCGAGCGCCATTACGACAGGAGCGATCATGAGAGCAAACTGATCATGGGTGAGGCTGGGAAGATTGACCGTAGCCGCGCCGTTTCCAGTTGTGGCGTTGAGTAATGCCGCGCAACCAGCGTCATTAGTAGCTGTGAGCAGCGGGGAATAACCGAGACTTTTGGGGTCTGTCGTCAATTCAGCTTTGAGGGCTGTATAGTCCATCTAACTCTCCAATTTTTTCACTGCATCAAGAGGCAGTTCGATCCGCTCACCTTGATGAATAACCAACACATAAGCAGGTCGGCGGTATTCCACAATCACGCCTTCGTCCACAAGGACAATGTCGCCCTTGGCGAATCCAGCGACGTGGCGCGTGACGCGCAGGCGATCACCGGGAACGAGGGTGGTGAGCTTCACTCGTTGATCCTGGAGAGAACGACTAAAAACATTCCCCCCAGAAAAACACCGATCAAGGCGTAAAGGTAGATGTCCATCCTGCCGCCGCAATGGTTGGAGCTGAGGCTCCGTTAAGGATTTGGAGGGGGGTGTTGCTGATCTCAAACTCCCAACAATTGCCGCCCGTGGATGCGTCGAATACGGCTATCCCTACGGCTAGTCCTGTCTGGGTAGAAGTGGGTAGACCAAAGACAATGGAGGCGTTATTCGATGTTTGTCCCGAAGTCCCCGAGGACGCGACGGTAGTACCCGCTCCCTGAGTTCCGGCGAATTCTGTAAGCCCTGCCGTTACCCCTACTCGGGCATAGCCTGTATAAGAGGCTTCGGTAAAAGTCCCCGCGTTCATGGCGGTGGTTTGTTCCGTCCATGTCACTGTTCCATCAGAAACCGTCCCGCCTTCAGTCGTGGGCCATGTGGGAGCGGAAGCCCCGGACGTTCCCGCCGTTGTACACTTGTACAGTCGGTTATTGGTCGGGGAAGCGGTAACGACATAATCATTCAAAGCGTAGGCCGTAGAAGCCGCCCACGTTCCCCGGTTGGCAATGATGATGGCGAAGTACCATGTAGCTGGTGTGCCAATCGCCTGCGCTCTCCATAGGGCATCTGTAAGTTTGTTAGATGCGTAACTCGTCAATGCAGCCATATCGTTTCCCCATAAAAAAAGCCCCCGAAGGGGCTTAGTCGAATGTCGCTTACCACAAACCTACCGGAACCACGTCTATATCGTAGGAGTCCAGTCGCCATTGAGAGGCGGTTCCGGTAGAAAACTGAATCGCGATATATCTCCCCGAAACCATTAAATCCACAGGAACCTGTGAACCTATCGTGAAAGGTACGGCAGTTGCCCAAGTGGGCGGATCGTAAGGGCTGGTATTGTTCCAACCAACTTGAACATTGACCGTTAATCCATCATTTCCAGTGATTCTCGGGCGAATGTTTCTCACTAACTTAATATTTTCGTCTGCGTCAAACGCTAACCCTTGGCGGGTGAGCGCCGCTGTTACCGCTGTACCATTTTGAGAAGCGGAAGCGTCTAGCAGATAAATTGCCGGATCGTTGGATGCCATCAATACCGATGCGATAGAAGGCACAAAATCCGGGCCGTTCCACTCGGTCAGGTCGGAATCCCAGGGATCGTTATCCTGGTTCCAATCTCCGTTTAATCCATCATCCACTGGCCCGAAAGCCGCATGGTTGATGTTTGGCAACGAACGGAAGGAAACTGTTTTATCCTTGTAATTCCACACCATTGCGGAATCGCACGAAGTCGCCCCGATGGATGGATAACAGACCATGACTTCGTTAAAGAATGAATTTTTTACCACGAAACACAGATTCAACCCGTTCGTGTCAATGTTGTGGAACAAGTACCTGCGAGTTTCTTTATCCAAAACACTGATAGGTTCTGAAACCCCATCGTGAACAATCACATCAGAACCCGTAAGAACAAAATGAAGTCCGTTGACCTCAACGACACAGTTCTTATTAAGAATCCCGGTGGTGTCTGAGACTTTCGTAAACTGGAAAATGTACGGAGTCCCGACAAAATCCATGCGCCAAAACGAGTTCTCTTTGTAAACGATGAACGAATCACGAAGCTGGAGGCCATCAATGACAATATCCCCACCTTCGGCAACGTCCAGCTCCCCCGCGTCTTTTGTAGCATCCGTCTGATCCCAGCTTGAAGGGAGAGAGCCAGGATCAGCGGGATGACTCCACTTGACCATGTAAGGATAATTGGTCGTCCCTTTGGTGATGTTTAGAGCAATCAGGAAGTTCTTGAATGCCCGAATGGACTTGCAGTAGGTCGATACTTGCCAGTTCAGTAAATCGGCAAACGGTGTACTCGTATTCTCGTTCCAGAACATGGGATAACTCGAAGCATCCCCACTGTTCAGGATAGGGATCCCTGAGAGCAAAGTACCCGTCCAGTTATTGATTACCCCAGTTCTGGGGTTCGTTGGTGTAAGATTGTAGTAAGTTGCATTGCCCGAAACCAACTGCACCGCTTGAACCTGAGAAGCTCCCCCAAGAATCGCAAACTTGCCTCCCGATACCTCACAAGGAAGAATATATTGAGGCGTGAGCGGCACAGAACCGTACACCTGCCCCCATCCGTATGCTTGATAGGCATATCCGTCAAGAAAACGGATATTGGTTGCATCCGTCCAGGCGTTGATAGGCAATTCGTGCTGGCTCAAGTCCTTGATGACCCCAACAGACCCAGCGTTTGGGATTCGGACTATTGCCATGTTTCCTCTCTGGAAATAAAAAAAGCACCCGAAGGTGCTTTGTCGTGAGTGATTTCGCTTACTTCAACTGACTTCGCAGCGTTGCTATCTGGGTGTGATAGCCCGTCAGGATTTGAACCGGAGTTTGTCCTGTTTTCACATCAGCAACGGAACCATTCCCAAGGCTTATTTCCCACACGGAACGAGCTTGTTTCGCTTCAATTGAAGCGATTTGGGCCAAGACTGAAGCGTTTGACTGTGCGTTGGCTTGTGCTGTCTACCATGCCGTATAACGAGAGTCTTTATCCGCCATCTCCGTGTATCCCGTAGGTAAAGGAGGATTCTGCGTCCCACCGAACAGGGTAATAATCTGGTTGCTTGAGTTTACGATTGCGTAGATGGTCATGGAATCACCTTAAAAGACGGGGGCAACATGGGGATTGATGTAACCGTTTGTAAAAAACTGCGCGTTTGTAGAGGCCGCACCAGCCGACCACCCAATTTGACTGCTGGTGTTCGTAATAACATTGAGTTCATAAGTCACCGTTTGGTTGGCCACAGGGGCATAATATGCTCCTTCTCTATAGGCCGAATTTGCGCGGTAAATGGTCATAAATGTTATTGATGCGGGAGTAAAGGTAAAATGTATAATCGCGTCCGTTTGGAGGCCGAGCGGGGTGCTTATTGTAAGCGCGGTTTGGGATGTTGGTGCGGTTCCATTAAATTCCATAATCCCCGGGTCTATTTGCCACACAAACTTCTGGCCAATCTGCAAGAATGGTCGAATATTGGAACTACCATCCGTCAGGAAGCTCCCGATATACCGATGCGCCGTTGTTCCAGCAGGGGCATTTGCCGCTGTGGTGGACGTATCGAAATACACATCATAGGAGCCAGAATAAATGATGGCGAAAACATGGTACCAAGTTGAAGCCGCGACTGTCAGGCCAGCACCCATCCCCGCGTTGCTAGTTCCCGCAACGAATGTTCCACCTGTGGTCTTAGTAAATGCAGTACCCGTAATAATCACCGCGTTGGCACTATCAGCAGCGTAACCAGCGGCAATATCTAGGACGGTGTTCGGAGTTGTTCCATCGTTGGAGAGCGTGAAGCCGTTAATGTATCCTCGGGGAATGGTTGTTGAAATCGTCACCGCTCCGGCATTATTTGTTATAGCCATTCCTGTACCTGCGCTCAGGTTGGCAATCGTAAATCCTGATCCGTTTCCAATGGGAATTTGACCGTTTGCCCCGCCTTCCCAGCTCGCAGTTGTTCCGTTGGTTGTGACAATTTTTCCGGCATTCCCGGATTGATAAGGAAGAGCCGAGTTGAACGCAGCGCTTTGTACAAAAGCGGTTGTCGCTATTTTGGTCGAGCTATCTCCGGCTGGCTGAGTGGGTGCTGTTTTCGTAATGCTTACTACTCTGATATGCGTTCCGTCATACACCCCAATATAAATTCCAGATGCCGCAAAATCACCTGGTGATAATGCGTTTCCTGACGCATCTACCATAGTAATTGCGCCCAATCCAGACACATTCAGCGTTGGCGTGGTTGTGGCATTTGCAGCAGCAGGGGAAAACAGGAATGCCGTGTTTGCAGTGTAACCAGCCAACGCAGTCGATGGGGTTAGCGTGTAGGCATCCGCTGCCCCGCCGCTGGTTCCAGAAACGATCACCGCGCCGGAATAACCCGGGAAAGTATTGTGCAGAACGGCCTTGATTAAACGGAGATGATCGTCACCCTGCGATTTTGGGTCTGCAGGTGTCGGGTTCGTGATGACCAGATCATTGACGTATGTACCAGTTTCGAGGGCCATTTAACTCACCACCATTTGAAGTGACGCGCCCCGGTTCCAGTTCACGGCATTGATTGACTGTAGTCCGTCCTGATAGGCTGCGTTGATTGCAGGGATTCTGTCGTCGTTGATGAGGTAGACTTGCCCGGCAAGGATTGAACCCCACAAGTACATGTTGGGAAAGTTGGTTATCAGCCAATTCGTGTTGTTGACCGCCAAAGATGGGATTCTTTGTTTGTAGTAAAACTCTACGGTATAAACCGCATCCGGGACCGGCCCGAACTGCGCTTCAGTGCCGAGAATCGTGTAGGACTCCGGTTGCCCCTGATTGCTAGAATCATTGTAGATCGTGTCCAGGTTCTCGGGAGTCATGTACTCAAGAACAGAATTTGGGGAAGAAATGACTTTCACCCGACGAACTTCAAGCATGTCCGGCGGCAAAGTGACGTACCCATTCCCCGCCGTGGTCACGATTCCAGAACTCAACACATATTGGAATCGGGTATTCAGTTCGGTGGCTAATTTAGACTCTGCCAGCGTGATGAAGTCGGGAATGAAGGTGGACAAATCCGAACGATGGAGCCAATTCCCGACTGCGGTCTGAAGGGAGGGATAATCGACAATGCTCATATCTTGCCCGGAGCCGTTCTAAACTTGGAATATTCCGGCCCTTTCAGGATGGTCATGATTTTTTTCGCATCATCCCTGTCCATGAAATTCAAGCCGGTTTCTGCTCTGATCTTCTCCAAAACAATCATGGGAATCCTCATGACGTGGTGTAGATCACCTTTCTTGTCGAATACCGAACGGCCTGCCATCATCGCTTGATTGGCTTTGATGAGAGGCTCTACATCTTCCTCTTGGTACAGAGTGATGCCGCCGGAGTGTTCGATCCACTTTTCCATCAGTGCGTCAGCTCAATGATGTTGAGCGTCCCCGTAGAGGTTGCGTCTTGAATGACAGCTACCTTGTCGCCAGGCGAGCAGGCGACGATCTCGGGAATATCCGTGGCTTTAATCAGCGCATTGGTTGCTGTCGCTGTGGGGGCCTGCCCAATGCTGATATGGCAATTGCCTGTAGCAGTCACGCGGATGGCGTACGTTTGGCTCCCTACGGCTGTAGATGCGACGGACGCCGCGCCAATGGTTAAATTCTGTCCCGTACCGGCAATGTGTCGGCGTGGGTTGATGTTGATCCCGTTTGCCATAAAACCTCCAAAAGAAAAGGGGGCCGAAGCCCCCTATCCTATTGATTACTAACGCTATTTTTAGCCCGTGGTATCGTACACAGCGCCGTGCGCTTTCTCGTTCCCGAGTTCGAGCGCGTAGTCAACCAGCAACATCTTCTTGTCGCTATCGCCCGTCTTTGCCAGGGGAATGGTCTGGAAGGGACGGAGGAAAGCCACACGGATGTAGTTCGGATTGATGAAGAACATGTCGTGGCTGTTGGCAAGGAAAATATCGGGGATCATCTTCACGTCGCCAAAGTCAGACTGGTACACATCCACGGCGGTCTTGAGTACCTTGTCCTCGACTTCGATAAAACGAGTACCGGGGCCGGTAAAGGCAGACACGTTCTGCTTGTTGGCAGGGGACAAGAGACAGTATTCGGGCGAATCGCCTGAGTTCTTGTAAATGTCCTGCAACACGGTCTTGACCTGTGCTTCAGTCAGCGCCGATTGTGTGCTGTTGTAAGTACGAGTAGCTGTACCATCCAACACGGTGGGGTTGGCACCAGCAGGAGTTCCGCCTGTTTGGAATGCGGTATTAGTACCGAGCCAGCAGGGAAGGCCAGCCGTATTCGCCGCGACGGATGAAGTGCCAGCGGATTTGGCTTGGTTGTACGTCAAAATGCCCTCAATGTCGCGCTTGAGTTCGCGGGACTTCTTGAGCAACTGATAGCCCATCTTATTAGACCCACCAGCCGCAACGACAGCTTGAGACTTGCCGGAGATTTGGATGGCCTTGTTCGATGTTTGAACGTAGTTTCCATGCCGCACCGTGGGGGTGAGCGTGAGACTGGAAGGATCGTCCCCTTCAACCTGCGCGTTGGCGAGGTTCTGAGATGCGAGCGAGTCCACATCCCATTCGTGATAGCCCTGCTTGGCTTCGGTTTTCTTAGCCATGGTCAAGAGCGGGGTTTTGTATGGATCGACGTTAAAAATCAGGTCGATCAGGTCTTCGCGGATGTTTGTCTGCGTGTACGTTTGAAACGTGTTTGTTGGGACTGACATGATTTACTCCTAGCTTGCGAGAAGCTCAAAAGCAGCAGCGAGGGCATCCGCGTCCCGAGGGTTGCTGTTCACGCGTTCAAATACTTGCGTGCGTTGAGCGACCTTGGGGTCTTGAATGTTTCGCGTGCCGGGTTTAGATGTGGGCTGCGGTGCGGCCCGTACTTTTTTGAGTGCTTCAGGTTTCGCTGCTTGGAGTCCCAACTGCGACGCCGCCAGATGCAAAACACGCATGATTCGGTGGTCGTAGATTTGAGATAACTCGGCTTCTGAAAAACCTAACTGTTTTCCAGCATCAATCATCCGTTTGCTATCTGCCGCGAATCTTTCGGTATCGCGCCATTCAGGGACGACGTTGAGCAATCGCTCGCGTTCTGCCTGGATAGTTTGGGCTAGAGATGCTTGTTGTTGCTGCTGCATGGCGTCGTGCTGTGCCTGAACACCTTGCAGGTAGTTCTGAATCTGTCCTTGCCGCTGTTGGAATTCTGTCCACTTGGCGGCATATTCAGCGGGGTTCTGGACTCTTAATGCATTCCAGTCCACCCTTTGAAATTCTTGCGTGAGCATGTTTTGAGCCGCATCAGCCAGAGCCTTGTTTTGCAAGAGCTGGTTCTGAATGATGGTTCTTGCGGCTTGCTGCTCTGTCTCGAAAGCCTTTTGAGCCTCGGACAGTTGTTGGGATTTATGGTTGACGTGGCCTTCAAGTTGGTAACTTTTCAGCACGTCCTGAAGGGGAACGAGTTTAGTTTCCCCGTCAATTTTTACCGTGACCGGAAGGGTTTTGAAACTTTCCGGATCAACCTTTTGCGCTGTAAGAAAATCATCGAGCGTCTGATAGGTCGTCTCTTCGCTTTGTGTTTCTTCTTGGCCGGTGTCGCTCTTTTGAGCGTCATCGAGTGCTTGCGCGGATTGCGATTGATCTGCGTCGTTTTGGGTTTCCGTGGACGGTTGGGGATCGTCCGGAGTTTGTTCGGGGTGTTTGTTGGCTAAATCGAAAGCTCCCGCCTCAAACAGCCCTTGGAATTGATCCTCTAGACTGCCGGAGGTAGCGGCAGCGGGTACGCCCGATTGGGTGGTATCCATTTGCATCTCCATCGTTGAGCGGGATTTACACCCGCCCCCAGGCCCTCACGAGCTTAGGATTAGACTGAAACCGTCAGCCTCGGAACATCCCGCCGACCACTTGAAGCATGGAGCGGCGTTTTTCTTCCTGTTCTAATTGGAATTGGGCGATTTTCCCTGTCTGGACAATCTGATCCAGATAGGACTCCATAGAGTTCCACACCTGAAGGGCTACGATCAGCTTGGTGTGCATCTCTGTATTGGTAATGGGGACTGCCTTCATCTGATTCAGAATGCCGTCTTTAACCTTTTCCCGTGCCTCCATGAAGATCGGTGCGTCGAGAACCTGACGGGCAAGATTGGCCCTCGTCAAATCATCCATTAAAGCTCCTGTAATCAGCGGATAAGGTTTGACCGGCATTTACTCCGGGGTCTTGCTTCAGTTGGGAGGCGACGATCTGACCGATGACCTTAATAAGCGTTTGGGCGAATTGTGACTCCATCTGAGCCATATCCACCTGACGGTCATGCTCCCCGGAAACCGCAGCGTGAGCGAGTTCACCCTGAGCCTTGATCCTGTCTGTGTGTTCCGACATTTGGGCTTGGGCCATATCCCCGTGGATTTTCATCGCTTCCAGAGCTTGCTGACCCTGAATCTTCGCCTGATCGTTCTTTGACCGCATCTGCTCTACCTGCATATCGGTCTGGGCTTTGAGTTGAGCGACTGCCATTTGTGGAGGCTGTTGTGGCGGATGTTGAGCCATCCACTGCTGATATTCTTGACTGTTCGGGTCCATGGCAAAGCGTTCGGGGTTCTCGAAGCCAAGGAGCCTGGTTCCTTCTTTGAAGGTTTCAAAGGCTTGAGATGGACCGACCAGACCGAAGTCTTTTAATGCTGATTGCATTTGGGCTAAAAGCATTAAATGCCCTTGTGCTTCTTGTCGGTTTCCTGAACCGAGTCCGACGTTCACGGTGACAGATGTTCGTTGTTTCCACTCGCTTGGGTTTACATCAATCCACTTCCCGGCAATTTGAAGGGTCATGGGTTTGTTTTGATGGCGGATCATCACCGAATGGATTTTGAGGGCAATGTCTTTCACCCCCTCAGCCAACAAACGCGCAACCAATTCAACCTTCATGGCCGCGGCAGACATTGCCGCCAGTTGGCCCCCTTTCGTAACGTCTTGTAGAGCATCAGCATCGACACCCATGGTATCTTTGCCGATACCCGTTCTCATCTCACGCAGAGAATCCACATAATCCAAAGCGGGTAAAACCTGCTGCATCATGCCGGGAATAGTCCCCATCTGCATGATGTTTTCGCCCGGAATCCCCTTGACACGAATCAAGCCGCCCGGGCGATTGGTCATCATGTCGTCGATGTTCACCGCATCGTTAAGAACATTGACCGCCGTTCGTTGATTGTTGGTCTGGTAGATATTATCCAGAGCCTGTCTGAACAGCGTGGTTTTGATGACCTGCAAATCATTCAGGAGGTCGTAATAACTGATCCCGACGTGTCTGTGCGGCATACGAATAGGAGAACAATAGGCCAAATTCATTTCCGCGCATTCTTCGTTGGTGAGGATTTTCTCCCCACCGATAAAGACTTTACGAAGCTCTGCTATCCCATCTCCATCGTAATCCACCCGGATGTGTACTTCCCGAAAGTCGACCAGTTCAGAAGCAACGTCAGCGGGTGATTCTTCGGACAACTGATCGACCACTTCATCCCGAGCCAAGGCAATGAGGTTCAACCAGTTCGGATGAGCCATGGTGATGGCGTTCACCGTATTCGCATCAAATCCCATCTTGATGAGTTCGGAACGGGACAACTGTGTTTTATGCTCGGCAAAAGGACAGTCGTCGAGTTTGTGTCTTGCTTGGGGAGAGACAAGGATTTCTTCGGGAGGCGTGCATTCGACCTTCACCACCCCAACTTCTGAAATGCGCTTGATCTTGAGGTTGAACATCGGCCCCAAAGGAGACTGGATTTCGGTCTGTTCTAAAACCTCGATTTCATCCGGCTCCCCTTCGTCGTTCTCGGGAGGATTGAGGAGTTGGGTAACTTCGTCCTCTGTAAGACCGGTATAACTCTCTGTGGTGGATTCTTTTTTCTTTTCGTAGTAGACCTTGACGTACCCGTTACGAAGCAAGAGAGCGTCTTTAAAGAAGTCGTGGAGAATAAAGAATCCATTGTTCTGCTGCATGAAGACAGCGTTCACCGCCTGAGTCTCAAGATCGGCCTGATCTTCATCCCCCGGCTTTACGGGATCGAACTGGAAAACCTTTTGCGTTGCAGCAAACATCCGCATGAGTTGCGGCATGACCCATTCCACGGTATCCCGAAGTTCGGGAAGAACCACTTGGGAGCGGTTGTCGATCTCGTTGCCCATGGGACGCCCGAAATAGGCGTTTAGAGCGTTGTAGCGATCTATTTCCAGCGTGGTCATGTTCTGACCAGCGGGTGTGATATTACCGCCTACAGACGGGCCTACAGAGACACTAGAACCTAACGCTGACTTCTCGTACTGACCGATAATCGCCAGCAGTTCTTTTTCGTTCATTTCTTCGGCAGGCTCAAGGTTTTACGGCTTTCCAAAGCGGTAATCCTCACGGAAAGCTCATTAACCAACATTTTCAGCGCGGCGAACTCCTGGAGCAGGCGATCAAAGGCCACGGCTTCGGAATGGTTCATAAAACCTCAAAAGTGGGAGAGTTTTTCCTTGGACCATCGCACGAATGAGACCAAGTGGGATAAAACGGATTAAACGATGCCGAGTTTTGGGTAATCGAGTTGTTTCGAGAAGCCAGAAAAGTTACCGGGCGGCTGCCAGACTAAGCAAGCCATCCCGAAAGCATCCGCGCCGTGGCTTGACCAATCGTGATCTGGGCCAAGCCCGATATTGCGGGTTTCGTCTTTCTTCTCGTGATACCAGCCCAAAGCCTCAATTCCCGCCTGAGTAGTAGATTCATTAAACCAGCAGGAGGGAAACCGACGACGGGCAGACTCGATACGCGAAGCAGCGGCCCCACGCCCTTGATTTGGAACCACGGTCACGGTATATCCAGCGTCCTTGAAGGCACTTTCGTAAGAAACGGCGTAAACCTTATCCTGCGTGCTACCGTCGTGAGGTAGCCAGATTTGCGCCTTTTCCGGCGAATATCCTTGCGATCTCAGCCAATCCAGATGGGTTGCGAGGGGTTGACCAACCACCTCGTAGTAGTTCAAAACCCGTATTTCTTGACCAACGAATTGCATAGCCCACATAACAAAAGCGTCGGCTCTAGCCCCGGTCCCGCCAATGTCGCAAAAGATTCGGACCGTCAACAGTGGATCGGGAGAGACTTTCCCAATCCGTCCGGCACCCCGCGCTTCGGCTAATGGCTTGGCAAAATAAGCGCCTTCTAGGATCGTGGCGTACCCACCTTCCCAGATGTGATCGTATTGTTCAGGTGTGAGTCTTAGGCAGTCCTGGCGTTCTTGTTCAAGGACCGCGGGGAACTTGGGGTTGTCACGCCAGTTTGCCGTTACCAGCACTGCATCCGTAGGAAGCTGCGAGGCCATGAACATGGCATCAACGGAGTCGGTCTTGCGGCGCGGGTTCCAGCTAAACCACAATTCTGACCCTTGCGCCCGAATGGTGGGACGGAGTAATGCTAAAGATCGGGTTGAAAGGGTTTGCGCTTCCTCAACCCAAGCCCTGTTAAAACCCTCCAGGGATTTTATGGATTCCGCGTTGGAATCCTGCATCCCTTGAAAGGTAATAATGCCGTCGCCGGGTGTTTCGATGGCATCATTGAAAATCTTAAACCCGTCGCGCTCGCCTAAACCAAAGTCTCTGAGTTTGTCCTCAATCAGACGCTTGGAAGAATCTTTAAGGGTTTTTTGAACCTCACGAATACTGACCGCTCTCGTTCCGGGAAAGCGCAAGCAATCTTCAATGAGGGCTTCTGCGAAAAAATGGGACTTTCCCGACCCTCTTCCGCCTCTGGCTCCCTTGTAACGATGTGGCTCAAGAAAAGGAGCAAAGACGCGAGGAGTTTCAAATCTTAGGGTTCGAATCAATTAGGAGGCGCTCAATCCTACCCACCACAGAAATTGGATTTTCTTCGTCCCCCCCCACAGTGACAGCAGAAAGATCGGGAATGGACTTCTTAAGCAAAATCTCGATGGCTTTGATACGACTCGAAGAAATTTCTTTATCATCTTTCCCAAGCGCATGATTCTGCAATACATTTACTAACTGAGTCGCTTGAATTTTAGCTCTTACATCATCTTGATGGGTTTTGCGGATTCTGGCTGCCATGGCGTATCGCCCTCAATCGGGTAGATCGCACTGATTTGGTGCGAAACTGGTTATTCGTCCTTAATCCACGAATCATGGGATTTATGGGCCTGAATAGGATTGCGCTTGCCTAATACCTTGTCGGCTTTGGCGTCTATCTTTTCCTTTGAACCTGCCGAGAGTTTCCCGGCAGACTCTTCTTTGCTTGCCATGGCTTTTGCGAATTTGGCGTGGCCCTTGTCGGGCATCGGATAGGCTTTCTTGCCCGGTAGCCCAAAGTCGGATTTGGGAAGGGCCTTACGCTGTGCGGCATCAAGTTTGCCCATCATGTCTCCTGAATAGAATTGACCGCGCCCACCGCCCAAGGAAACCCCGTAGGGGAAAAGGAATGGTCAAATGTCGCGGTCTGCCGGTGTTATGTCCCACTTTCCGGCTTGGGTGAAATCGGGGCGACGGCCTAGCGTCCGCAGACTTTACCGTGCTTGGCGGCATGGTTACCGCAACATGGCGATAGCGCGCAGTCCGTGGCCTTTGGACGAATCGCCAATCTGGAACGCAAAAAAGCCCGGAATCCTCACGGAGCCGGGCTATACAAATTCTGGACGCAACTTTCCTGCCACACCATAATGGCAGGTTCCAGATTCTTCGTCAAGGAATAATTTGCAATCCACACATCAGGGATTAATTGGCAGTTAAAGCCGACACGACCCACCAGTTTTCAACAGCTCGCCCATCTGCGCTTTTGTAGCGAATGAGATACTGGTCTTCGCCGCTGGCGTACTCTACACGACCGATGACGGCTCCCGTTTCGCCAGAAACACTGATCCCAACATCTTCCCACATCTTGAAAGCAAACTTGTGTTCTCCCATCGTGGTCTCTCCTGATAATTCCGGCGCTTTGAACCGGCGCGCCAGTTTGACCGGCAAACTCAATACAACCCCCGTTTTGGCAGCTCGCGCTCGATGATTGCCAGCGCCTCATAGTACGCATCCTCAAGATTCAGCCTGCGAAAGCGCCATACAGCCGCTAGGTTGAAATGCCCGATTGCCGCCTGTAGGTGAGGGTCAAGCCCGGAGATGATCGCGTCAACGGCCTCTGCGGCGGTCTGGTCTATGGATTCGTACCAGTCCTCAACATAAC